AATGCGGGCATGTATATGAAGATGAGCTAGATTTATCTAAATGTCGTATAGTGAAAGATGATGCTATTACCAATAAGATCGATCTAGGTGGTGGATTATCCATGAAAATGAAGTATCCAACCTATGCTCTGATGAAACAGATGGAAGTTGGTGAGGCTATGATTGACCGAAAGATCAAGGTCATTGCCAACTGTATTGATATGATTGTAAACGGTGATGAGGTGCATACAACAAAAGACTTGAGTAAGAAAGAACTGGTAGACTATATTGAAGAACTGTCGGAATCACAGTTCAAAAAGCTAGAGATGTTTGTTGATAACTTCCCATACTTCGTGGTTGATATCGAGAATACCTGCCCAAAGTGCAAGACGCCGCACAGTAAGGAGTACCGAGACTTCTCAGCTTTTTTTCAATAATGTTTAGCTATGATAAGTTGCCTAACTTCTTTAAGACCAACTTTGCGATGATGCAGCACCACAAGTATAACCTATCTGATATAGAGAACATGATGCCTTGGGAACGTGCAATCTATATCGACATGCTACAAGACCACTTAAAGAAACTAGAAGAACAGAACCGCGACAGAGCGGCCGTAAACGCAAGAAGAAGATAAATGGCAGCAAAAGCAGAAGACACCAGATTTCAAAACCTGACAGTAGACCATCATAAGATTATGAACTTGGCTCCGGCTAGACGAGTTGAATTGCTGGACTCTTCTGAAGGGCGCACACTGCTGGCCAGTCTTACACCTCAGCAATTACAGTCTTCATTTCCATATCAGTATGGTAGAGACGATGCTACTGGGCAAAAACTGAAGAGCATCACTACTGGTAAGGCTCAAGAACCACAACCTGGTGATAAGTCTGGTGTTGATGCTGCTATCAAGAATAATCTAGGTGGCGGTAGAGGCCGTTCCGATCCAGGTGCTAAGGCTCAATTATCAAAAGAGCAGAAAGAAACTTTCGAACTTCTACAGAAAGGTGAGATTGCGGCCGATGATCCTCGTGTAGGCTTCTTAAAGCAAATATCTGATGATGACCTGAAGAAATTTGGTATTAGTAAAACTACTGCTGAAGGTGGTAAGCAATCATTTAAGATGGACCCAACAAAAGCCTCTCAGATGAGTGACGAAGAACTTAAATCTGAGGCTGTACAAGGAAAACATAGACCTGTCTATAAACTCGGTGAAGCTGATTTGAGTGATGCTGTTATTAATACCATTGCCGGTGAAGCGAGACTAGGTGATCCTAAAGGTGTGGACGCTGTTATTCATAACATGATGAACCGAGTTGGTACTTCAGGATGGGGACCTAGTGGTAATTTAAAAGATGTTGCTAGAGCGCCTGGTCAATATGCAGGTTATAGACAACCTACAGCAGCTCAAGCTGAAATGATTCGAAATAGAATCAAAGAAATTTCTACAGGTAATGTACCTGATCCTACAAATGGTGCTAATGAGTTTCGTGCAACTTCATATGTAAAAGGTGCTGGTGCTGGTAAAGACTTTGATAGAAGACAGCAGAAGTATGGTGGTACAGATGTTGGTGGTAATACATTTGCCTATAATCCATCAGTGAAACCTGGCCCATATGCACCACACTCTCAGACAGGTAGAACAGGTATAATGGCTGGGCAAGACCCTTCAGCCGAAGATATACAAAATGCAAGAGGTAGACTATCTCGTCAAGAATTAGAAGAGAGACAAGCGGGGCTAGCCGGCATTGTAGGCAGACAACAACAAGCATCAGCCGCAGATGTTAGAGTAAATCGAAAGTCTGATACTCAAGCAAAAGTCTACTATGCTGGCGATAGCATCGGTGTAGGTGTTGGTACAGCGGCGGGCGGTGTAAAGCTTGCACAATCTGGTTTGAAATTCACCGATCCATCCGTATTACAGCAACTAGCCAAGGTACCGAAAGGTTCAACGGTTGAGCTACATGGTGGTACAAATGATGCGGTAGCTGGTATCAAAGATCCAGATGTTTATCGTGAGCAGATGAAACGTATTGCCGAACTGGCCAAAGCAAATGGTATCACTGTAAATGTGAATGGCCCACCAAAATCTAAAAAGAATTGGGATGCAAATGCAGAAGCAACCGACAGTGCAATGGCGGCCGCAGCACAGGAGCATGGTGTGAGCTATCGTAGCCTTCGTCAATATACTCCTTCAGACAAGTCGGATGGTGTACACTTTGACGCTAAAGGTTATCAGGCTATGGTCAGACCTCTTGCTGATCCAGTTCAACCGTCTGAACAGCAAGCACAAGCACAAACAGAAACTGTACCAAATATGGCTGATGGTGGTGAGATGGAGACCGATGCTGACCAGCTACAGGTTTATGCACTAGATAAGAACAAGCTTCAACGTGATGATAGTATTGCTCTTGATGGTGATGGTAAACCACAATTTACGATGAACTCGAAAGAATCTATGAAGTTTGACCCAAATACAGGCAAGGTTGAGGTTGATAATGGTTCAAAAGGTTATAAGAGCGATCCAAAGCAGCTTGGGCCAGAACCACAGCAGCAAACACAGTCTGATAAAACTTTAGATGAAAGAAGTATGCCAGAACCAACACAACCACAAGCACCAGTTCTACCAACATCTTCAAACGATAGTGGTGGGCATAATTCGATGTACGAGAGTGTTAATCTTACTCAAAACATTTTCAAATCGCCTAGCTTCGAACGTGCAGTGGCCAGAACCAGATTTCAAAATACTGGCGATACTACGCTTGGTGGGCACTTTGATGGCGGTGCCTACGGTATGGTATAAAAAAAAGGAGCCGAAGCTCCTTTTTTCTGTTCTTAGCCGAGGGCCATGTTCTTAAAGGCCTTGAGGTCTTCATCGTCATCGGTGAAGATGGTGTCAAAAGGCACCTCATCTTCGATGGTCTTGACCTTCGGTGTAGCCTTCTGAGCAACAGCCTCGCGCACGGCAGGCTTCATCCAAGACATCTCTTCATTCGCAAGGTCGAGAACCATGTCAAGGCGAGCCTTGAGGTCTTCATAGCTCTTGAAGTTAGATGCTGACAAGAACTCAGTCAGCGAATACTCACGCTTCCAGAGGGTTTCAAGCTTGTCATCATCATCAAAGAGAGGCTTCGGCGATTCAAACAGCGACTGGTCATAGTTAGGATAACCATCGACAGTGCGGATACGAATCTTGAAGTTGGCGCCCTTCCAGAAATCGAAAGGATTCACAGCCTCGTCACCCTCAAACTCAGGGTTCATTGACATTGTGATCTTATCGAAAATCTTCTTGCCATACTTGAACAGAAACACCTTGCCTTCATTCTCAGGATTCTTGGTATCAGAGATGACCATGATATTTGAAATGTAGGACAGACGGCGCTTCTGTGCGCGGGCCTGCTTGCGAGTGGGGGAATTGTCATCGCTAGATGCGTTCCACAACTGGCTGTTATACTCACTGACAGGATCCTTGAGATTGAGGGTCGTCAGAGAGTTCTCAATGTACCACTTACCAGTCGGACCCTTGAAGCCGTGATCGAAGATACGGACCCAAGGCAGAGCATCATCACCATCGACAGCAGGAGACGGAAGAAAGCGGATAACAGCAGCGCCGTTACCAGACTTATCTCGCTCAAGCTTCCAGAAACGGTCATCGCCCGACTTCTTATCAGAAGCAGGTGAATTTACCTTTTCGATTTCTTTGGTGAGGCGGTCGAGAGTAGAAGAGGACTTCTTGAGGGTTGCGAAGTTTGACATTGTATGTTCTCCATGTTTACGTTGTATAAGGGTTGTTCACATAATCATCATATAACGGTAGTATTATAACAGAACGATCTCGCCCTGTCAACCTATTTAGTCGCACCAGATATTCTCCTTGAACTTTTTTTCTTGGAGAGTTTCTTCTTTGAACGACTTTCTAGGATTTTTACACATCCAACAAGCACAAGATTTCATGTTGTCAGCGTGTCTCTTGGCCCAACCATCGACCCAATCAGTCGATTCTGGAAATAACTGTTTAGCCACATCTTTGGCTTTCATATACCTTAGGGCCTTGCGCTTACGCCGCTCGGCTCTCTTCAGGTCCTTCTGAGGGAAGTCTATACTCATTGATTTTATCCTTCAGTATGTTCTTCATCTTATCTTTGTCGTATGACAGGAACGGATGAAACTTGTGTGTAAGCTTTCTATACTTAGACCAAAGGTAATCATCAGCCAGCTTTTTGTCAAGTACTGACGAGAACCCTATGAACCTATCTAGTATCACGAATGTCTCTGGTGACATAGCACCACACATAATGAAATTGAGGATTGGTGGGAGTGAACGATATCCTTCACCAACCTTGAAGGCCACCTCAGGTGGTTCTTGACCAAAAAACTTATCAAGCTCGCTGGTGAAGTTGTAGGCTAGAGATTGCTTACGTTTGAGATAGGCCAAATAGTTGTCGTTAGCATCATCATTCATGAGGTCACCGACCCAAGAGCCTTTATCTTTGACCAGGTTAGAAACAAGGAAGTCACGCATCTGTTCACCATCATACATGCGCGATAGCTTCTGGAACTGAAAGCGGTCCTTGCGTTGAAGGAAAGATTCTTTGTTAGCTCTCGTCTTGCCATGATACTTGAAATAGTCATAGCTGTCCTGTGTGAAGTGCTGCTTCAAGGCCAGATACAGTGCATAGGTATCGAAGGCTGATAGTCTCATCCTACTCTAAATCCTCTGTCTACGAGAAACTTATTGATACGCCAGTCTGCTGGCTTGTTACCCTTGTGGTTCTTCAAGGTCTTGGTTCGCATTGCATCGAATGCTTCACGGGTGATATACAGTTTGTTCTCAACGAATGAGATGCAATCGTGTTCGAGATCAAAGTGATCCAAGAGTTCTTCTCTCGTCTTGTACTCTGATACAATATACTGTATTCTTGTCGAGGTGTCAAATGCGGTGTGCGAAACTTTTGCATTTGACATGTATGATGAATTACCTACCTTGAAGCGGTCTGGATCTTGCTTTACACAATCGAAAAGAGCGTCAGCAATATAGGTGCTATACAGAATGAACACATCAATGTCTTTGACAGGTTCATTGTGATACCACGAAGTGAAGCAACCACCAGCCATTACGACCTTATCTTGCCAATTATGATTCACCATCGCATTAGATACCTTGTGAAGGAAATTGGTGCGAGCTTCCTGTGCCTTTCTCTTCAAAGCACTAATCTTGGTGATCTCATCAATCTGGAAGATTTTTAAGGCCTCATGCAACTTATCTGTGCTTTCATATGCAGTACCTTTTACTGCATCTCGAAATGCTTGAGTCTTTATCTTATCTTCAATTTCTGCCAAAACTTCATGACTTATATTCATATTGGCAGTTTCGCAGTGTTAGACTTGGGAAGAAAGTGAAGCTCTTCCGCTTCCATCTTGATTTTGGACTTCAATGCACCAGAGATAAGCTTTGCTGCAAGCTCAACCTCGAAGCCAGTTTCTTCGCAATGAAGTAGAATCGCATCCATGTAAGACGTATTCTTTTCATATGCAATGCTCTCAATAGTCAAAGAGAATGTGGTGATTTCATCTTTAGTGGCCATGATTACAATCCTTTTTGAGTAGGGTGAGGCACCTTAGCACCTCACCCAGTTTCAATTAGCCGTTAGATACGAATTCGTTTAGCTTCTTAGCCAATTCAACGATAGCATCTTCCTCAACAGAGGGCATTTGAGGGCAAGCCGGTACTTGCTTGTTCTTAGTCAAGCAAGATTCCTTAATGGCATCATAATCGCGTTCAATACGATTACGATCAGCCCATATCTTATCATTAAGGATGCTCTGAGCGAGATTGAGAAGGTCTAACCGAATTTCAAATGGGGTTTTGGATGTCATGTTTTAGTCTCCTGTGTTTGTGTGTTAAGTGGGCCCGTTCTGTTTCTAGGTGGAACCCATACCCAATGAAATTAAGCTGCTAGAGCCATTTCAAATGGAGCATTATCGTTTGCTGCATTTAGTTTTTTTGCTTTTGGTCTACTCGTTCTTTTACTACAATCCGTCGAACCTATTTCGCCCCCATCAAAGATACACTAATCTACACAACAAGCTGGAGCATTTATCTCTTCATGCTTTAGAACTTGTTTGGCGGTAGAACTCT